AAATGAACCCCACTCCATCTAAACCTAAAAATGGTATTTTTAATAATTTTGAAATATAACCTTCAACCCCCGCATGGGGATAAATAAAATTAAAACTAAATAAAAATGAAAATTAATAAAATTGGGAAACAACTTGAAATTGATAATGTATTAGATTTTTTGAATATATATGAAATTTATGAAACTAAAGGAAAGTTGAATGATGAACAAAGTGATTATTATGTAATACTCTTCAAATTCTTGGAACAAGAAAAATTTAAAACAATAAACAAGTATAGAATTGAAGAGTACTTATCCAAATTTGATAATATTCCTTTGTCTGTGGACATATCTTAGTCCAACTGGATACAGAGTATCAATTAAAAATAAAAATCCCTTAGAATCAAAAATAATGAAACCAAGAAATTGTAAAAAAACTATTAATATCAAAACAGGAAAGATATATGATACTGCGAAAGAAGTTAGTAAAATTGAAGGATGGAACTACGATACATTCAAAGATAAATTAAATGGAAGAACAGATATGAATGATACCCCCTATCGTTACGTAGAGACACTCCTAGTACATTATTTAATCTCAATGAATAAGAAGTCTAACTTAAATAATAAAACCCCTTAACTGAGGGGTTTTTTAATTTACATATATTTTGTTGAGGGTTGTTCAAAAATACCAATGACACCATTATCAATAATCCAATTTACTTCATCCTCAATAAATTGAACAATTTCTTCTTCGTTATCATCATTAATGTCTTTGAATAAAATTCTACTCAAGTGAAGATATTCGTGCATTAAATTTGTAACATCCCTATAAGTTCCATTCAACCTCTTCTTATTGAAGAATACATAGGGTAATCCATTTGGATTTTTAGGAGAAAGATTACTCATCCCTCGGATGTATGCGGATTCTGGGGTATCGGTATATTGTTCAGATTTACTTTTTGATAATCCGTGTAATTCATTTACCCCAAAGTAATTAAATAATTCAGTTGAATTTTCTCCAATCAATAGTTGATATCCATTTCTTCTAATTGCTCTCATCTTTTTTATCTTTATTTACTTCTGATAGTTTATTTTTGATTTTGTTCCCAAAGTTGAATACATCCATCAATCTTTTAATAATACCTTTACCCCAAATAACTTTTGAGTTTTCATCAATTGATTGGAGTTCCCCATAAATTAACCCTAGGGACACTAACTTGGTTGAAAGTAATTCAATACTAACCACATACTTTACAAATTCATTCAGAAGGAATTTATCCAACATAAAGAATAATAAGACGAGTATGGTATAACCTAACATTTTGGGAATAAATCCCCTAATGAAATTCCTTGATGTCCATTCAATCTTTAATCCCTTTGATTGTTGTTTCTTTACCCTAATATAAGCAAGTATTGTATCGGTGAATACAAAGCTTAGGACAACTAATAATATTCCAGCAGCGGGTGCAAAGAATGTCAATAAGGAAAATAGTGTTGCTAATAATGTTTCTTTAATCGTGTTCATTGTATTTGTCAATTTTTATTTAATAAAATAAGAGCCCTGAGTCAAATTTCGGACTTTCATTGGGGTGTATAATACCAGTATTATTTGTTTGGTATTGGGGAAATAAATTTGAATTAACACAAAGGTATTTGGTTAGTCTTTGTTCGTAAAACTCTGCTCTATTCTCAGCATTAGATATTAAAAATCTTAATTCATTACCAGGTGCAGGATTTCCAAACTCATCGAATTGTGATTGTGGGCCTTTGTTCTTAACTTGAAATGCTAAGAAGGGTAGAGCCATTGCTAATGTGCGGTATGCTAAACTTGGCTTAATATAGTCTTGTACCAAAATAACTTCATTAGCATTTAATGTCTGAGCAGAAAAAACATTCAAAAGATATTCATAAAAATTAGAACCTAATATCTCTTGGATATATAAGTCTTGTGCTGCTTGTATGTTTGGTTTTATGTCCTTGGTATCAAGGTTTCTACTGATTGGGAGGTTATCTCTTAGGTAAGCCTCACTCACAAATAAAATGTTATTCATAATTAAAAGATATTAGTTGGATTTAGAGTAAATGTTCCCTTGATATTGTTTATCCCATAAAAGAAATTCACAACTTCATTGAGGGTTCGTTGATTTGGTTTTACAAAAGTATTTTGAAAAATAGTATAAGCTAATTCCATCTCTGTACCTGCTCCTAAGCTTCCAGGAACACTAATACCCATAATGATTGGATTGATGGTGTGTGAAAATGCGATATTTTTAATTATCGTCTCATTGGTTACCTCAAAGTCATCCCCTAACTTATTCCCCTCCAACACCTCTATCTCTGGTAGTAAATCCTTTCCGTGACTAAAAAATGTTAATACTTTACCAGCATTTCTAGCACCAGTAAAACTTGCTCTTAATTGTCTAACAAAGTTTTGTTCATCTTGTTGATTTGCGAACTTCTCAGGGAATTTTAATACAACACTAGGGTTAATACTATTGTCAATATTTGACTTGTGGTAATAACTTATCTGTCCATCAAGGTATAACCAATTAACCGCATTGGCATAAGTTGGCTGAGCATAATATGCAAGTCCTGGACTATACCCCTGCCATACATATAATTGTTGTGTTTCATCCTTAGCATACATATCAAAAGCTGGTATATATACATAATTATTCTGAGAACTTCTTAATGATGCAGTCCAGTCATCATTATAAGCATATTTTTTAATCTTATCATCCACCTTCTTGGTTGCCCTAATTTTTGATGGTTCAATTCTATCAATTCTTATAATCTTTGTATGTTCAACATTCCAAGTAACCTTAATACAAATTCTATTATGTATTAATAAATCAGATGTAATTTGATTTAACACATTTGAGTTAAAGAAATACTCCATCTGTTTCATTGCGATTAAATCGGCTTCTGTGACACCAGGATTGGGTTGGATATTATAACCCCCACCAATAAGATTAAATGACTTGAAATTGACAATGGATGCGTGGAATGGGGATGAATAATATAAATTATTCAACAAGTTTGGATATTGATTATCAAGTCCAAAGTAAATGTAGTTTGAGTTGATTAACTCCGTTACAGCAGGGATTGAAAAATCATAATCTGTACGACTTGTTTCCCTATTTACTGAGTAAAACTTCTCGTGTTGATATGTTTCAATAATTGGTTGTTGTATTTCAACGGGTTGTTTTTTATTAGAAAATCCAAATAAATTCATATTCTTTATATTTAATTTTTATCTATATACTTCAGGAACTGCTAAATCCTCACCATTAACTATAACCTTACCTGTCTCCAAGATATTACCCGTAGTGGCAGATATGCTCAATGTAACACCAGTACTTTCATATATGTTATAATCCCACATACCTGGAGGAGTTAGATTGATTGTACCACCAGTTAAATTAACGAATGTAGTTCCAGTTTCAATTACAACAAAGATATTATACCTTGATTTGTATTGAGAGGTATCGGTTGTCATAAAATTCACCACATTATCAACATCAGTCGTACTACTGAATGAAAATAAAAAGTTTGGGGTTAGTAATGTGCTCTTCTCGGTTAATGTTGCCACAACTATATTTGAGCTATTCTTTTCAATATTTATCATAATTGATTTTGTATAGTTATAAATATGATATAACCCCTCTGTTAATGAAAAAAACATTAACATATATTTAACTAAAATAATCTTTATTATATCAGAATTTTTTCTCTTCCGACTATTTATAGTTATGGGAGCAGGAAATTTTAGAAAAGATTTACATCTTGGACAAGATGTTGAAAAAATAGTACTAAACTATTTGGTTAAATTGGGGTGTGAAGTTGATGAGGAGTTGAATGATAACAACAAATACGACTTTAAGGTTAAAACCCCCAAGGGTGATATAGTCAGTTATGAGATAAAATCGGACTATAAGATTACAGAAAAATACGATACAGGCAATATTTATGTTGAACATACCTCAAGGGGTAAGTCATCAGGTATAAATACAACACAAGCAGATTGGTTCTGTTATTACTTCGTACATCTTAACCAAGGATGGTTTATAAAGATGGATGAATTGAGAGAAATGATTAAAGAAGAATATTTTAGGAGTGGATGTGCTATTGATGGTGATGGTTCAAAATCTTATGGTTATCTTATCCCAAGATTACACCCCGATATAAAGAAATTATTTATTGTTAAAAATTTGTTAAAATAGATACTTTTGAAAACTTGGTGATATTTATATATAGAACATAAAACTAAAACAAACACAAGCATGAAAACTAAAATTATTTTTTTGATAAAGTTGATTTTAACTATTTATTACACAATCATCTTTAATATTTTTATGGTAGATAACTTCCATACTAATATACTTATACAAATATCAACCTGCTTAGTATTCTCGATGGCATTTTACAATTTGTTATCCCATCAAGTTAAATTCATTGAGGATACTAAAGAAATACTATAAGCTGTATTTGTTTTTTATAATCACCCCTAACATACGCCTCCCGTTAGGGGTTTTTTAATTAAAAAAATTGAACTATGAAAATAAAATGTCAATGTTGTTTAGGTAAGGGATTTTATTACTCCATATCAAAAGTAATAATATTTAAACCCAAATACGAAAAAGAAATGCCAGCTAAAATTGATATTGTTAAAAATACGATTGAATTTGATGAACAATTATTCCTCAGTAGAAAAGACTTTATAATGTACCTCAACAATATGGATGATTGTGGCAAATGGTTAGATTATTTTTATAATCTCCATATTGATAATTCAGATACTTATGTCAATAATATATTTTACAATATAAAGAAAAGATATGATATTGAGTTTAAATAAAAAAACCCCTCACTTTAGAGGGGTTTTTACTTCTTGGGTGAAGTCCGATTGTGCACAAGATATATTTAATATTAAATTACTGATAATACTGCAGCTTCATCTACCTCTAAAGAAGGTAATGCAGCCTCAGATGTGAAGGTTAGGGTGTAACCATTCAAGTCAGCCTTAGCAGTTCCTGAACCTCCACCACCACCGGTTAGATTTACTTTATCTTCTGGGAAACCAAATCCCCAATACAATCCATTACTATCCTTTACAATACAAGTCAAATCAGGTTGTCCTGATGCTATTAAAAGTAAAGATTGTCTTTTTACAGCTTCGCGTCTTGCCAACTGTAATGTTATCGTCTGATTATAGAATGTTGAACCATTAACCAAATCAATAGTAGGTACTTCCTCATAAGATGAAGAGTTTCTATTAAATTCAAATTCAACAAATGTGGTTAAACCTGACATTGTAACACCAGTAATAACACCAGCAGAAGAAGTAAAACCTGTGACAAAATCAGCTGGAGCTATGTAAAACTTTACAATACCCCCCGCATTACTATCACAAGATTTTAATATACTTGTTAAACTATTACAAACAGCCATTTTTATTTTTATTTAGAGTTTTGTTTATTCTTAAAAAAGTGGGGCATCTCTTTCACTTCTAGCCCCTTATCAATTAATAATATATATGGAAAAATTATCCGATATAAAGTACGATTTCCGAACCAACAAGGTAAGAAACACCGAATTTAAATCTACCTGCAATTCTTAATGTATCAACAGCAGCTACATTCCATTGTGGAACAACAGTTACAGTTTCAAAATCATCTAACAAGTCAGTTAAAATAAGGAAGTTAGTTTTAACACCACAAACCATTGTGTTAGCAGGCAAACCAGGACTCCATACTAAAGGAATTCCTAAGAAGTTAGGTTCTTTAGCCCCAACATAGTAAGCTTCATTTGAAGCAGCAGCAATAGCTTGTTGGTATAATTTATAAACCGAAGTTGAAACATAGATAACCAAGTCAGCATTACCGATAATTGTCTGAGGGATTAAGGTATAAATCTTAGTGATTTCAGCGATAACATTAGCCAATGTAACACCTGTAGTACCAGTTACATCAATAACAGTTGTATCACCAGTCATTTCTCTTATCAAACCATCACAGATGTTAGAAGGATAAGTAGCACCAGTTGCATTACCAGTCCAAACAACAAGTTCCAAGTCATTTTGAACTTTTTTCTTAACTTGTTCTAACATATAGGTAGTGAACAACTCAGGAGCAACTTCACCTGTGTTAGAACCAGCTCTAAGGTATTCACCTAAGAAGTTAGCTTCAAATGTAGTTACACAAAGTTCCAATTGGAATTCTTTATCACAAACCTCAAATGCTTTTTGAGAAAGTGTTCCCTCACCAGCAGGGCTCCAAGAACAACCAGAGTCCTTGATTAATTCACCCGCATCATATTGAGGAAGTTTAATTTTTGATTTAACACCAGGGATAGTTCTAAATGTTCTGATTGTAGTACCATCCAAAAGAGCCTCACTGAAAAAATCAACTGCGTCTCTACCAGCATAAGTTGTGTTGTCAGTTATAGCGAACTTAAAATTTTTTCCTAAAGATTTCATATTCTAATTTTTGTTTTTTTTTATTCTATACAATATATAGATTTTTAGTTTATTTGTCAACTAT